AGCACAAAATAAATGTGTGCCTACTATGACTGTTCTAATCGTTGCTATTGTATCTTCATGGCCTTCTGTCTGTTGGTCACTATAAGACCCCAGTGCGTGCTTCCATACTTTCCACCCTTTTGTTTGCTTCATCTTGTTCACCCATGAATTGCACTAGCCAGTAGCCAGCTTCCTCCTTAGTTGAAAAGCGTGGGCTGATCTTAGTGTCTTTTTTACCTATACAAACCCAACCTGTTGGTTGAGCAACAATTTTTATGTCTGTTTTCATCATAGACCGAATAACCCCCATCCATGATTTGCCCATGCATTTAATATAATAAATCCACAAGTAGCCATATGAGTAAACCACCATATGGTTCTAATAATTGCAACGCTATTAGCCTGTCTATCTGTGTCTCCAACTTTCTCTCCTAGGGACTTAGCCCATATTCGCCAAAATTTCATTAATGCTCCATACGTTCTTAGACTCAATTTCATAAGCTACTAGAGTCATTTCGCTCTACCTCAATTTTGTAACCGTGGCGTCTGTGCCACTCTCTGTCCTTGTCTCTTGCTACTAAAAAAGCTCCATGAAGTAAAACACCCAATACTACGATAATTAAAACTGAACTAATTATATTAATCATTTTTGTTCTCCCAAAATAGGTCGACCAACACTTGTTCCATTTGATACGCCTCAACCTCCCACGGGGTTTCAGCATAGTCACTGTCATGATAGTCAACACCTTTCCAGACGTAATCGTCTGAGTTAATCTCGCCATTAATAAATTGACGAGCATGGACTAGCTCATGAGCTAGGTTAGATGCGATCTCTTGATCGCAGTATTTAATCTTGTCACCACATTCTAGTGAGTAATTAGTAGAAAGGGTTATTTGTACAAATTCTTTGTCACCTATGCAAGTTCCTGCATGGTTGTTTTCTATTTCATCGACATATTCAATGTCAATCAGTGCTTCGGCAGTGCTGTGCGGAAACAGGGCATTGACACACTCGTCAATAAAAGGGTCAAACTTAGCATTTTCATTACAATATGTAATCATCTTAATCCTCTAATTTATAAGACTATTATACTAAAGTTTAGGGGCTATGTCAAGAACTAAAAGAGCCGCTTTGGATTTATTACACCCTGGCGCTTACGCTCTCTCGCTTTTGCTGCTGCTAACTTCTTCTGTTTCTTGGTAGTCGGTTTCTCGTAGTGCTGCTTTTCTCTGTGTTGGAAAAGCACCCCACTCTCAGTAACCTTCTTACGGAAAGTACGAAGTGCACCCTCCACATTTGTTCCTCTTACCTTAACTTGCATTATTTAGTCCTATTGATCGTCTTGATCTCTTGTCAGTGCTAAAAACGCTAAAGCACAGAACAGTATTGTTAATTCTATTGGTGATAACATCATTTAAACCTATAGCCTCTTTTACGCAAGTATCCCACTTGATTGCGTATTGCAGTTTCGCTACGGTCTGGTATCATGTCCATTACCTCATCTATACTAGCATGAAAATAGTAAAGACTTAGCAATTTACGCTCTGATACTGACCAAGGTTTCTTCTGATATTTTTTCATAAGAGTATTATATTCCAAAATAACACATTTGTCAAGAACTTTTTTTAACCTTCCAAAAATTATTCTTGACAATTTGTCATATTTCATGTATAATTCCTTCATAGTATGTCAGAAAAATATCAAACAAAAACGCATTTAGATCTTGACATAACGCTCATTTGTGCGTATAATAGTTTTTCAAGTGGAGAAATTAAGGAGAAGTCATGGCAGAGATAGCAGTATTTGTATTTTGTTTGGTCGGGTGCGGAATGCATTGCCACGCATTAGGCAAGCAAGAAGGCATAGAAACTACCATTGAACACCTAGTAGATGAAGGTTTATTGGTGGTGGATGATGAGTAACTTAACTATAACTACATGGAAAGATGGACAAGGACACATAAACTATAAAATTTTTGAGTTTGGGACTGGTAAAGTCTATATGGTCACAAGAAATAAACAATTAGCGGAAGAAACACTACAAAAACTAAATTTAGAATATCAACGGGAGAACGACAATGCCAGCCAAGTTTAAAGAATCATCCAAAGTATTAGTAGATCGCGCATCGAAGAAGTATAAGACTGTAAACCACTACCTTCGATCAACTCCTACTCAAGACATTCAGAACGCTCTTGAGAATGGTAATGCTAAGCCAAAGCATAAGCAATCCTGGCGTAACGAATTGGTACGTCGAGGCGTACAGTAATGCATGTAAAGATCTGGAGCAGAGAACAGTGTCACTTTTGTGACAGCGCAGAGAGAGCTTGTGAACGACTAGACAAGTCAGCAGACGACTTCAGTTACGAAGTAGTAAAACTAGATATTGACTATGAAGTCGAAGACTTTACATCACACTTTCCTTATGCTAAAACAGTTCCTCAGATTGTTGTAGACGGAAAACACATAGGTGGTTGGGATCAGTTTAGAGAGATTGCCAACGACATTGAATTTAAAATGAGGCAATGCAGGCTCGCCTTAAAGTAGCCTGAGAAGAGGGTCTAAAGACCTAAGAAGCATGGAGAAGAAAGTGAGTAAAAAAGATAAGGCCGTTTGTTTATTATGCAACACGGTTACAGCAGTAAGCTGTTTAGCCTTGCCGTTTATAACAATATACGCCAGCGCATTAGCAGGATAAAACTATGAAAAAGTCAGCCAAAACTAGAAACCCCGTAGCCAAATACTTAAGAAAGTATAATAGGGGCGTAGTTATGGCTGACCGTAAAAGGGCATTAAAGTCTGGATACGTCAAACACAGTAATAAAAAGGAACTCACATATGAATAGAGATAATGTACGAAAGCAACTAGAAATTGACGAAGGAGTAGTTTATGAAATCTACGAAGATCACTTGGGCTATAAAACATTTGGTATAGGACACTTAGTAAGAGACCTAGACCTTGAAATGAATTGGCCAGTGGGTACAGAGGTTTCTAGGGACAGAGTAGCATCAGCATTTGAAAAAGACTTTGATGTAGCAGTCCGCGAATGTGCTTATCTTTATGATATGTGGGAGACTTTCCCCGATGAAATACAAGAAGTGCTAGTGAATATGTTATTTAATCTTGGACGACCACGATTGAGTAAGTTCAAAAACTTCAAGAAAGCGTTAGATGCACATGACTGGAAGCAAGCAGGTATAGAAGGAAGAGACTCTGCATGGTATCGCCAAGTTACTAATCGAGCAGAACGCTTAATGGTACGGGTAGAAAATGTCTAAGATACTTATGGGAATCATAGTAGCAATGAGCGTTACTGGTTATATGTATTTCCAGTATAGTGTCATACCTATGAAGAATAAGCTAGAAGAACAAGCGAAGGTAATGGTAGCTCAAGACCTTCGAGACCAGGAACAACAGGCAGCTATTGCTGCTATTCAAGCAAACGTGGAAAAAACTACGAAAGCTAATGCAGTTCTGCAACAAAATAATCAACAGTATGAAACTGAGATGGCAGATTATTTAGACGTGTTTCGTAGACACAACATAACCAAACTCGCCAGTGCCAAACCTGGAATGATGCAGAAGCGGGCAAATGAAAAGACGGAGGCAGTGTTTAATGAAATCGAAGATATTAGCAAGCGCATTCATACTCTTAACGATTAGCGGTTGCAGTCTACTACCTAAAGCACCTGAGCCTAGAGAGGTTCAGATAATAACCAAACCTGTACAAATACAAATAACACAACCTACAATGCCTAGACCTTTAGACTTGAAAGAGCCTAAATGGTATGTTGTGTCTGACTCAAAAATAGTAGAAGCATGTCTAAAAGACCCTGAAACTAAAAAATCTAACTGTAAGCTAGGTAGAGAAGATTTATATCCTGAAGGATATACCTATTTCGATAAGTTTGTAGATGACATCAAAAAGAAACATGGTGGTGATCTAGTATTTATCGCAATGAGTATAGGAGACTATGAGTTAATGTCTTACAATACCCAGGAGCTGAAACGATACATCAATCAGCTTGGTGAGGTCATTGTATACTACAGAGATGTAACAATTAATGATGAACCAGCAGCAGCAGTTGGTGTACAAGTCGAATAATAGTTCTTGACTTAGTAACTAAATTACAGTATAATATACATTCAATTTAGGGATACTGTATATGAATTTGTTTTATTTAGACGAAGATCTCGACAAATGTGCTGAGTATCATGTAGATAAGCATATTGTAAAAATGCCCTTAGAAGTAGCACAGCTCATGTGTACAGCAATATGGGTAGATACACACTTAGGTTTTATTCCTCGCGCTCTTAATAAAGAGGAACGCGATTATCTTAACGCCTTAAAGAAAGACATTAAACATCTTCCAATGGAAGATAGACCCTTAACACCTTACCTACCGATGATGTATAACCATCCTTGTACTATATGGGTTAGATCATCGTTAGACAACTTTGAATGGACACACTGTTATGGTAACGCTCTTAATGATGAATACTACTATCGCTATGCTAAACAGCATAAGTCGATTGCGGAAGTGGTTAATAAACTACCAGAGCCAATCAACATGCCAAGACTCGGATTCACACAGTTCGGACTAGCAATGCCAGATGAGTTAAAAGACTACGACAATCCTATACAAGCATATAGAGATTACTATCACTTAGATAAAGCCACCTTCGCCACTTGGAAGTATCGTGAAAGACCTCCCTGGTGGAATGATGACTATGCAGATTATGAGAAGAGGATCACAGCTAAATGAGGAAAGCACTAGATAAGCAGGAAGGCGGTAGACATTACAAAGACCTAAAGATACAACCTATAGAGTATATCCACGCTAACAACATGGGATATATGGAAGGAAATGTGATAAAGTATATTACTAGACACTCTATGAAGAATGGGGTCGAAGATATTAAGAAGGTTATACATTATTGCGAATTACTACTGGAGTTAGAATATGGCAAGATCAGTGAAAAAGAAAGACTGGGAGAACCTAAGCCCTCAAAACATAGAGAAGGTGATAACGCTTCTAAACCCCAGTACTTCAGCTCTAGTTACGGAGGACTCTACAACTACGGCATCGTTAAAACCGATAACTAAAAAAGAAGCGTGTGACATTCTCAACATAGCCTATAATACTACTAGGCTAGGAAAAATTATAGAGGAATATGATGAACAAAAAGCGTATACCAAAAAGCGCAAAGCGTCTCTTCGGGGTCGTCCAGCAAGTACTCCAGAAATCTCTGAAGCGGTCACGGACTTTCTCGGAGGACATACTATTACAGATATCAGCAAAAGACTATTTAGGTCAGTCGGATTCATACGAAGCATTCTTGAGAGAGTTGGAGTACCACAAAGACCAAATAACAAAGAAGAAAGACTAACACCTCATTACTTCCCAGACGAGTGCGTAGCTACTGACTTCGCCTACGGGGAGATAGCGTGGTCAGCCATCTACCACAGTACTGTAATAGTTAAAGAACGATTGGATTTAGACTGGCTAGTAGGTAAGAAAGGTATGGCAAATATAGACTATGAAGAGAAGTACGGATGTCCGTGTTATAGTATATATGTGATGCAAAAAGTAGACAGTGAGGATACTAACTTCTCTAGCGTAACATCAGGAGGTTTTAATGCCTACGCTCCAGCCTATGAACTAGGCAAGCTTCAGCACTTGAAAGAGTATGGAGTAAATTTGGAAAAATTATGATAAGTATTGCAGAGTCAGCATATGAACCATTACGAACCCACTTGCAGGCAAAGCCTGACTGTGAAGGAATACGCGTAGGCGTAAAGACAGTAGGATGTAGTGGATTAGCATACGTTCTTGAGTACTCATACAATATGGATAGAGAAGATATTGTAATAAATGATCGCGAGGTAACCCTCGTAATAGACCCAAAGAGTAAGATATACCTGGATGGTACTGTACTAGAGTATCAATACGAAGGACTTAATGAAGGTTTTAAGTTCGTAAACCCAAACGTAACATCAGAGTGTGGATGCGGAGAGAGCTTCTATGTAGGAGGAGAATAACATGGCGTACAGTAAACAACTATTAGATCACTATGAGAACCCACGCAACGTAGGTATTCTTGATGAGAATGCTTCTAACGTAGGTACTGGTATGGTTGGAGCACCTGCTTGTGGAGATGTTATGCGTCTACAGATCCAGGTAGATGAAGGTATTATTACTGACGCAAAGTTTAAAACTTATGGGTGTGGTAGTGCAATAGCATCTTCTAGCCTTCTTACTGAGTGGGTAAAAGGTATGCACATCGACGATGCGAACCAAGTGAAAAATACACAGCTAGCTCAGGAACTCGCACTTCCACCTGTAAAGATACATTGCAGTGTACTAGCCGAAGATGCAATCAAAACAGCAATTAAAAATTACCATTCAAAAAATAGTTCTTGACAATATGGTAAAAATCAGCGTATAATATCTTTTCTGAAATCGAGGAATATATGGGACAACGATTCTACGAACAACAACTACAAGCACTGGGTGAATGCCCAGGACGACCTAAACTTAAAAACAAAAGGAAACGCAAGATGGCGTGGGATGACGACAAGAAAGCACTAGCAGTAAAAATGTACGAAGATAACGATCCGTGTCCAGTAACTAGTATGGAGATTGTTAAAGGTATAGCAGACGAAATTGACGAGTCACCTAATGGTGTTCGTATGATCTTGACAAAGGCTGGCGTCTACATCAAGAAAACCCCTGCTGCAAAAGCATCCACAGGTACAGCTACAGGAAGCACCCGTGTTTCTAAAGCAGCAGCCCAAGATGCCTTAACAGCAGCTATTACTGATGCAGGACAGACTGTAGATGAAGAGATTATCTCTAAGTTGACAGGTAAAGCAGCTCAGTATTTCACTACTTTAATTTGCGCATGTACTGAATGCAAGTAGTATAAAATATCACCTTACTAGGTTCGCCTAGTGAGGTTTTTTTGCATCTACTATAAACCACCTTTGAGTATGTAATCTAGTAATAAACATTGCTAACTACTACAAAAGGAAACTATAGTGAAAAAGCAAGAACTGGCACAGTTAGTGCACGATTATGGCGACGCTATTATTACCTATAGAAGTGAGCGTTCCAAAAAGTTAAAGTACAATGTTTGTACCTTAGACTTCACTACACCTTATATAAAGGGTAAGAAGAACCGAGCAAAAGAAACAGATGATACTCTTCTATTCTTTTGTTGGGACACAGACTCTTATCGACTATTGCGTCCTGCAAACGTATCAAGTGTAGTACCGCTATCTTCCGTGTTGAAAAACGAAAGGAGACCGTAATGGACTTACACCAGGCTCCAGAAGCCTACTCGCGTGTAATACACTACGACGAAGTAAAGGAAGTACAGGTTAGGCTAACCATTAATACGTTTAGGGGTATAGAGTATTTACATTTGCGTAAGTATTATCTTGACTTTGACGAAGTATGGCAACCAACACCTGAAGGTATAGCAATGCCGTTAGACCTAAGTAACTCAAGAGAACTCTTCATGGGTTTAACCGAGATACTATCCCTAGCTGAGTCTAAGGATACGGTCAAAGAACATTTTTCAGATTTAATTGACGATCTGTACAAATAGTTCTTGACAGCGGAGTTAAAACAGCGTATAATATCTTTTCTTATTTAGGAGAATTATATGCAAGACTTTTTAGATCGAGCGAGTAAGTTGTATTATGAAGGTACGCCTCTTCTTTCAGACGAGGAATTTGATCTTCTAGCACATAAGCACAACTATAATACAGTTGGGTATGAGGTTACTGACGCAGTGCCACATACATTCCAAATGTATTCGTTGCAGAAGTGTTTTGATATTACTAAAGCTCCGCTAGACATAGAGTCATGTGTAATAACCCCTAAGTTAGATGGAGCAGCAGTCTCTTTACTATATGTAGAAGGTTACTTAGAGTTAGCTTTAACTCGCGGTGACGGTATACAAGGTAGAGACATCACGGATAAGATGAAAGAATTAGTACCTAACCGTATTACTTTATTTGGTCTTAGACAGGTTACTGGCGAAGTTGTTGCCCCTAGTAGTATACTTAATTCCCGTAACTATGCTTCGGGTTCACTTGGACTGAAAGACTTGGAAGAGTTTAAAACACGTCCACTTAAGTTCGTAGCATACCATTTAGAACACAGTAATCATATGAGATATGAGGACACCCTTAAATCTCTACAAATTAGTGGTATGAATGTTGTTACTTCTTTCGACTGTACTGACTATCCTACGGATGGCGAGGTCTACCGTCTTAGAAGTAATGAGTTGTACGATGGAATGGGTCATACTTCTAAACATCCACGCGGTGCGTTTGCCCTCAAAGAGCAGAAAGCAGGTGTGGAAACCACTCTCCAGGACGTCATCTGGCAGATAGGTAAGAGTGGAGTAGTAAGTCCTGTAGCAATTCTAGAACCGGTCACTATTGGTGATGCGGTTGTTGCTAGAGCGACACTACACAATATTGAGTACATCCGCGAATTAGATTTGGAGATTGGATGTCGTGTAGAAGTTATACGTTCAGGTGAGATCATACCTCGCGTTGTAAGACGCATAGAATGATTCCTACCTTGATAAAAATACTTCTTGACAAATAGCCCAAAGTTCCGTATAATACTTATTCAAATTCAGAGGATTAGCAATGACCATAATCGAAGCCCCAACAAACTGCCCCTCGTGTAGTTCGGTTTTAGAAGAAGTCAACTATCTTTTGTTTTGTAGAAACGCATCATGTGGTACCAAAGTATCAAAGTTACTAGAACACTTTGCAACTACCTTGAAAATCAAAGGATTAGGCCCAGCATCTATCAAAAAGCTAGACTTACAGTCTCTCGAAGAATTGTATGTTCAGACGCTAGAAGATCTATGTGAAGGCTTAGGCTCTGTCAAGTTAGCTGAGAAACTCTATATGGAGATACAGCGATCCACTGATGCACCCCTAAACGTGTTACTACCAGCCTTTAGTATTCCGCTTATAGGTAGAACAGCTACAGAGAAATTATCAAAAGTCTGTATAGATATTGAAGAAATAGACTACGATACGTGTCGAGAAGCTGGCCTAGGCGAAAAGTCCACCGCTAGTATGTGTAAGTGGCTGGAAGAAGAGTTCTATCACCTGAGTATGTTACCGTTTAGTTTCAAGTTTGAGAAACCTCAAACAACAACCCTAACCCACGGAGTTGTTTGCATAAGTGGTAAACTTACTTCTTATAAAAGCAAAGCCGAGGCTCATACGGTTCTTTTAGGACTAGGGTATGCTGTTAAGCCTAGCTTAACGAAGGATGTCACAATCCTGGTAAACGAAAGCGGAATAGAGTCTGCTAAAACTAAGAAAGCCAGAGCTTCTGGCGTTCAAATCATAACTAACCTTTTAGAATTAACTGGAGAATAAAACTATGTCCTTACCAAAATGGACTGAAGAGCGTACTGCTCAATTAACTGAATTTGTCGGTGGCGAAAGCCCCGTTTCTCAAGGCACTGTTGCGGAAGCAGCTACTGACCTTGAAACCTCTACTCGATCCATCTCAAGCAAGTTGCGTAAGATGGGCTTTGATGTAGAATTGGCTTCTGCCGGTGCTGTTCGTGCTTTCACTGACGGCCAAGAAGCTACTCTTGCTGCTTTTGTCTCTGGCAATAGCGGGGATTACACTTATGCTGAAATTGCAGGTCATTTCGAAGATGGTCACTTTTCTGCTAAGTCAATTCAAGGCAAGATTTTGTCTATGGAACTAACTTCACACGTTAAACCTGCTCCTAAAGTAGAAGCTGTACGCACGTACTCTCCTGCTGAAGAAGTAACTTTTGTATCTATGGTACAAGACGGTGCTTTCGTTGAAGCTATTGCAGCTGAGTTAGGTCGTACTGTGAATTCTATTCGCGGTAAAGCCCTTAGCCTATTACGTTCTGGCGACATCGACGCTATCCCTCGTCAAGAAACTACTAAAGGCGCTTCTAAGGAAGATCCATTGGCTAGTATCGAAGACATCGGTGGAATGACAGTTGACGCAATCGCTGAGTCGATTGGCAAGACTGCTCGTGGTGTCAAAACTATGCTAACTCGTCGTGGCCTTACAGCCTCTGACTATGATGGCGCAGCGAAGAGTGCTAAAGCCTCTAGCTAATCAACTACCTAGTAGTTATCCAAAGCAGGCTCTTCGGGGTCTGCTTTACCTTTAAATCAAATGAATCGGGAGAATTTCATTGAACATTGCTAGTGCTCTTATAAAGCAAGTGTTAACACTACGGGACTTCGAAACCTGGAGCGTTACGCACAAGCATTATTTCTCTAGCGAGTATCACAGTCTTCACAATGTTATTGCGAAGCACTGCGAAGAATTTCATAGATTACCCTCGATTGATGATTTAAAGTTAGAGATTCGGGACTCAAGTACGCGGGAAAAGTTATATGCTGTTGAAGCCTTAGAGGTTGATTCAGACCCAGATATGCTTCTCCAGTACTTGAAGAACGAATACACACAAAAGGAGATTCTGGATTCACTAGAAGATTATGTCGAAAACTCTATTTCTTTCGAGAATGCTCAAGAGTCAGTTGACCACCTACATCAAATTGTCCTAGACATTGAAGATAAGGTAGATCTCGAAGACCCACAGGAAAGTATGCAACGTATTGACCTGTTTGAACCAGAAGAAGACTTAGCCAAGTACATACCCCTTGGACTCAATGAGGAATACGACGTAGATATTCAATTCTCTCCCCGAGATTTGGTCATGCTAGGTGGTAAAAGAGGGGCGGGTAAGTCTGTTATATGTGCTAACATTGCAAACAATGTTGTTGCTTCCGGTAAATCGGCTATGTATTTCACTATTGAGATGGATAGCCGAGATATCCTGCAAAGATGTTGTGCTATCGCTACAGAAATCCCTTTCTCACGAATGCGTACTAAGAATCTTAGTGTCACTGAGTGGGAGAAGGTTGCTGGGTGGTGGTCAAATCGCTTCACGGCTGGACAAGACCGTTTGAAAGAGTACAAAGAACATCGTGATTTTGACAAGTTTCATGCCATGCTGAAGACTGGAGAGCTCCTCCCGACTCAACAGTTGGATGTTATATATGAACCTTCTCTCACCCTCGCTAAGATTCGTGCTGAACTGGATAAGAAAGTTCGGCCACTGAATGTTGGCGTTATCATTGTGGACTATATCAATCAAGTAAAACGGTCTTCTCTTCCTGGTCGGCAGTATGACTGGACTGAGCAGATAGAAGTAAGTAAAGCATTGAAATCAATGGCACAAGAGTACGAATGTACAGTAATTACTCCGTATCAAACAGACGCTACTGGTGAAGCACGCTTTGCTAAAGGTATTCTTGACGCGGCAGATGCAGCATATGCACTAGAAACGTGGGATCACGAAGACGGATGCATGACCTTCAATTGTGTAAAGATGCGACGAGCTTCAATGCGGTCTTTCACATCAACAGTAGACTGGGAGACGTTAAAAATCGGTCCCGAGACTGCGCTAACTCCCCAAGAAAAAGACGACTCCACCCATAAAACCGGTGAAGATATAAATGATATTTAAAAATAGTTCTTGACAAATTACCTAAATTTTAGTATAATAGTTTTTCATTTGAAGAAGGAAAAAGTATGGCACTTACATTTGGCAGTTTAAGACACGACTATTCAGGACGTAAACGAAAGCCTTTAAAAGCTAAGACAGGTCGTTATGTACCTAAGTTCAAAGAACTACCGGCTGACGATACTTACCGTAGAGAGACTAAGCAGTACAGGTCTGTTTCTGACGTATTTTCAGATTGTAGTGCAGTAGATAGATCAGCTCTTATTAAAGAGTCAAGACATACAATAGCACCTGCTTATAACAAAGGTGCGTACCAAGTAATCAGTGCAGAAAACATAAAGGATATTGGTAGGTGACAGTAGAAGAATTACTAAAGCAGAGAGACATATATTTCATACCTAAAGGTGCTGACTTTCTAGTAAGCTGTTTAAATCCAGAGCATCCTGATAGAAATCCTAGTATGAGGATTGACAACATCACAGGTATATATCAGTGCTTTTCCTGTGAGTACAAAGGTAACGTGTTTACGCATTTTGGGGAAAAGGCAAATCAATTACAGCTAAGACGAGAACTACTTAAACGTAAAATTAAAGAGAAGAGGTCTGAAAGTATTGGTTTGTCTTTTCCCAAGAATGTTATGGCATATGTAGGTAACTGGAGAGGTATTAAACCAGAAACGTACAAAAAGTTTGAAGCATTTCAATCGTCAGAGTCAGACTTTATAGG